TGAGCACCCGTAGTTCTTACAACAGTGGCATCTACAGCTAAATTTGCGTCACCAGAAGTTGCTCCACCAGATAAGCCATCACCTGCAATAACTGCAGTTATATCACCGGCTCCAGGGGCTGTACTTACTCCTCCGTCTCCTGAGATTAAAAAGCCATTCCCAGCAGTAGTAGCACTAAGAATACGCGTACTTTCTGTATTTATCGGAGACTGCCCGCCTACAATTTCTACTTCAACATCAAAATAATAAGTACCCGCAGCAAGATTAATAGTGTTGCTAAGAACTATAAAACCTTGTGAATCCACGGCACCAGAGACTCCAGAAAGTGGAACATCAATGCCCCAATCTGACTCAATTAAACTATCGGACACGGCGTTGTCCAGATCCGCTGATACGAGATATTGAGTACTGGTTGGTGTTCCAGTTATAACTCTCGTAATATTGTTTGAGGTAAAGTTGTCCAATCCCGCTACCGTAGCAGGGCTCGAGTCAGTAGTAGAGGTTCTCTGTAACATACGAGCTTTTACACTTGTAGGTATATAAGACAATACAGCTGCGGTTAGATCGGGTGTAGCTGTAGTAAGCTCAGTTGTACCTGACCCCGCGCCTGGGCCTATAATTTCATAGTATGAAATAAAGCTTGGCTCTGCTCCAGCTACCTCTATGAACTCTCTATAAGCGCCTTTTGTATATGTATCTCCGGCATAGCTGATTGTTGTAGCTTCCTGCGCTGTTGTACCTATATTTATATTATTCCAGTACCAAGTGAGTTGTGGTAACTCTCCCCGCTGCACATTATACTGTGGTGCGGTTCTGCTATATTGAATATCACCAGTTTCGATACCTCCGGCTTTAAAGGTAATATCTGCGTAACCATCTCTTTTTATTTTAAAGCCGAATTCTTGTCCCGCTACAACTTTAAAGTAAAAGGTTTGACCAGAAGCCGATAAAACTGTAGATGTTGGGTATGCGCTGCCATTGGTCTGTGTAGCACCCGTGACGTTTTCAACTCGTGTTGCGCCTGCGGCAGCATATAATATACTTATTCTTACAACTTCTCCGCCTTTTAGTGCGCGCCCCAATCCTTCGTAAGTTTGTCCTACATCCCGAGTTACTGTTAAGTTCGTGCGTTGATAATTCTTTCCGAAGTCATACGCCTGAATGGCCATACCAGCAGATGTTGCGATAGTGGTTCCACCAAAATATTCTTCATTCAGGTACTTTGAGAATCCACTAACTGGTACCTTCATACCGAGGGTTACATCTGCCGCATCCGTGAGTGTTAGTTCCTGATAAGTATTTGCATCTCCCGAGTTCCAATCTCCAGTCAAAGTTTTTGTAATACTGTTTACACGAGACGAAGTTGCGCCAGCTATTTGGGCTATTGCTTCTTCAGTGAAACCTTGCTCAGAATCAAAATACGGAGTCGTTCCTTTATAAAGCACTACGTCAGTAGCAAATAGTTTACCCTCTTTTGTTACACGAAAAGGTGCTGAACCCGCGCTTTGACTGCCTGAATATATACGCCAATGCTCACTTTCTCCATCTAAAGCGGCATATGAATTATCAATAATATCTTCGCCAGATTTAGTATACACCTCTAATCGAGTATTATGTTGAATATTCGTACCAACTATAGTGTCTACTGCTATTTCATTGCTTGTTAGGGTTCCGGGCTGTACATTTTTTGCAACTACTGTCTCGTCTTCGATTTCAGTAGTAGTTACACTTCCTGGTTCAATAGTCTGAGTACCTGCATTAATTGCTGCATTTACAGATACCAAAGGAATTACGAAATAATCAGTGGGGCTGGTTCTATAAACTCGTCCTATAATAGTATCATTTATATAATCTACGAATATATTTGTTGTTTGGAAGCCTTGAGATGCATAAGCTGTAGGACCGGCTCTATCAATAGTTAGCTCAGTATCGCTCTTAATGTGTGTAACTCTGCATATATCGTACTGATTGACACCTTTAAATACTTCACCAACCTTACACTCTGTAGTAAAGCTTGTTCCAGTACCTATAATCTTAGAACTATAGGCCGATTTGATAATAGTGCCCGTTTTAGTTACAAGACCAGAAGTCTCACTGCCATTGCCTGCATTAAACCAGTATGGGTCAGCGAACGAAGTACTGTTATACTTCATTAGTTTTATGCGGTCATTTTCTGCGCTTGCATCCAACATTAAATACCAATGCGAATCAATAAACGCACCCGGAGAGCTCTGTGTTGAAACTCCGTCTGTAATTCCGGAGCAATCCTGTGTATAACGAGTGTCTGGGTTTATATCTGTATTTACAAATACTGCTGCTGACTTATTTGCGGGCTCAATTACATAGTTAAATCCGTTGGCAATTGTACCAAGCCTAAACCTACCGTCGGATTGTATTGCTAAACCTACATTACTGCTTCCACCATAAGGCACGCCAAGAGGATACCTGGTAGAATCCGCGTTAAATCTGTCAAGTACTGTTACTCCTATTTTATTGCCTACAGACCTATTACCAAGAGTATTTAGGGTGCGAACCATAATAATATGTTCACCGTCTGGAACCCCTAACAAAGTGTGAGAGTTGAGAGAAGCTGATACGTTAATAGGGCTTGTAATTTTTGGTATATTATGTACGATCTCATAGCTCGATAAGAATTCATACTCTTCTCCTACAGTTTCGCCTGCTGGAGCTTTCCAAACTATCTCTAACTCTTCCCCTGGGGTCTCATTATCAGAATTAAATCTTACATGGACGTCGCTTGGAGGAGGGACAATATCTGTAGGCCGCACAGAGGGTAAGACCGTATCTTCTACATAAGCTGTAAAATTATTATCAATTGCATCAAATTTTTCGTTATAGTGCTCTACGGCTGTAATGTCATATTTCGTATCAGAAGACTGAGCAATAGAGAGAACTTTATATTGCTTAGGGGCGCCAGGATATACTAAGCCTGTAGCGGCGTCTTTTTCTTGTATAATCCATATGGCTCCGGGAGCTGGTGCTGTAAGGAATTCGTTTACAGGTGCGACATTTATAGAAGTGACATTGTTTGAAGGAATAGTATTATTCACTGGCGCTGTTTCAACACGAGTATAGTCGGACCACGTTACTTCGATAGGGGTACCGCTATCATCAACCAAATTACTTGCCAACTCTTCTGTTATGGTTGTTGGAATCCCTGCAATGTCTATTTCTTGTATTATATCTCCCTTATTATAAACGGTGGGAGTGCCGTCTATAGTTATTGTATAAGGGCCTTCGGAGGCTATAAAGGCGGCTGGCTCAACAATTAACACACTTACGTCATAAGCTCTACCACTTATTAAATTAACGGGGGAATCAATAGTAAAGCTCGTTGTGCTTGGTGTTGTGGAGGAGCTTATTCGGCCACTAAATCTTACCGCATTTCTATCTGCATCTTGAATATTAATAATATCGCCTGGAGCAATAAAGGCAGCATTAATAGATGTAGCAAAAGAAGCTATCTCAGTCTGATTAATAGCCGTCCAAAGCTTCCAACGACCATACCGCAACGCCTGGCCTTCGGAAGTACATCCGAACGCAATAGAGCTTTGCGATATAATTCTACCTGTATCTATAATATTTAGCTTATCTTCGACAATTAGGGGCTCAAGATTATAGTTAGCATCCGGATTATTCCAGCTAACAATAACCTGATTTACTCGAGTCTTACTGCCAGTGCTTTCATAGGAGAAAGTACCGTCTAATACATTTGACTTTGAAAAGTTATAAATAGGCTCTTTCTCTTGATCCACCACTGGAAAGATTTGTCCATCCATCCAATAAATCATACTTCTAAAGATTGTGGATATATCTTTAATAATTTTATAAGAGTCCGACGCTTTTGTTAGGTACAAGTTCGCAGTAAATCTAGGCTCCAGCCCTCCTTTGCCATCTGGAACAAGCTCGTCACAGTACCTTGCAATTCTATATAAAGCAAACTTATCTATTTGTTGCGCTTTTAGAAAGGCTCCTAGCCCGTAACGATTATTAGAAAGAATATCATAAAATATCCAAGCGGGATTATTAGTATACACCTTAATAGGTCTAAAAGCTCCGTCCCAGTTTTGATAGCTTGTTTCAATATTGTATGTGGTAGTGTTCCTGTTATAGTTTGCTACGCCACCAGCCTCCTCCCTCGTGACATAATTGGAGGGAACCTGTACAAGTAATCCACGAGTATGGTAGGTGCGTGTGGGCATAGAATTAAATTGCTCGGAATTAAAGGATACCTGAGCCATTGCGGTGTAGGGGTAGTTTAACTGTTCCTTAATAATAGTTAATAAAGTTGTAATTTTAGAAGCTGCATTATTGTTTTTACCCTCCCTTGTGCCGTCAGACATATAGCTGTCTCCGTCATGCTCTGTCTTTCTGTCAATTATTACTTTAAAATTAATATAAGGTTTAAACTGTTCGAGAGATATAATCTCTTCAAAAATCTTTGCGTCTCTACTATCACCAAAATGCTTTCTATTTTCAGCTATTACAACAGCATCCGAATAGTCATCATTACCTGGCTTTATTACGGCTACTGATATTTTGTAAAAGGCATTTGTAGATCTTACGGCTCCATTATCTTGTCTTGTAGAGTATAAGCCTCCATCATATCCAATGCTTACCCTAATTTCATCTGCCTGCTGTGCCTGCTCTAATGATAACCCAAACCCTACGCCATTTCCGATTATTTCAATAGGCAGCGCATCGCCACCAAAGTTGATAGTTTGCTCAAGTGGGGTGCTAGGAGGGGTTCCGGGTATTGCAGTTGAGCCCACTCCGCCTATTCCAATAAAAGGTGTTTGAGTAAGTGTCCCCTCTCGAAACTGGCCACGAAAAGCATTATAACTAACATTTGCATCTAAAAAGGCGTTAGCGTTTTCAACAGGCATAACAGTGTGAGAACTAAATACAAACCCGCCAACATCAAAAGCATAAGCTTGAACAGGGCCTGAGCCTGGCCAAGCCTCAGTTAAAGTGGCTGTGGTATCACTATCGAGACTGGCAATATGTGCTATTCTATCTATAGTAAGGTCATATGTGCCCTGTGGAATTAAATTATCTACTGGGACTATTTCTTCTCCAGGCTGAAAAGTTGCACTAAGCCCATCTTCAGCTACGCTGGTGATTGTTCCTTTAAATTCTGTACCAGAAGGACTGATGAGCCGGGCTGGTGCATTCCAAGCATAGGTGAGACCATCCTGTATCGAAGAAATCATACCACTGTCGAAGAAGTCTGTGCTCGCAGTCAGTGTGCAGGTTCTCGTGTTTGTTCCTGCAAGAGCGATCTCTGAAGCCTGTACAGTAGTAGTACCCCAACCCGCTTTCACCATAAAATATTTAGTATACCCATTCAAAACATTCCCGCTATATTCAGTAGGATAAGAGAGAGTGGCTCCAGTAATAGTAACACTGGTATCGCCCGGCGTTATATTAATACGCGCGGGAGAGTTTGAAAGGTTTTGGGGGGCTACCTTTATGTCTTGTGCTCTATCGTCGTTTAAGAAGATGGAAGAATTCCCATCTACTAGTCCGGCTATCGGGCCTTCTGATATTATATCAGTTACTTGAATATTCTGACTATATCCGGATGAGGATCTATCTGACACAGAGGTTCCTCTACCTCCTGTGAAGTCAAAGGTGGGTCCTATCTCTTTTTGGTTTATATATATCATGTACTATGCTCCTATCAGCCTGTTACTGTAATGAATGAAGATACTGGTCGTCCAGGTACTCGAAGCTCTCCGTACAGCAGAGGAACAGGGTCCCCCTCTGCTAAGGTCTGCTCCGCGCCATTGAATAAATAATTAGTGGGGTTATCATCGACAGCGGGGTCTGGAGCCATCAACTGTTGAATACCTGTTAGAGCTAAATTTAATGACAGCATTTGTACTCCTGTGGTTATTTGTGCCGCAGTTAGCCCCATGAAGGTGCCTGCTGTAGAAGCGCCTACAGTACCTGCTGAAAGGGTTACTCCCGATGCAAATCCTGAAGCAGTAGCAGCCTGCGCGGCCATAGGCCCCAATACAAAAAAGAGAACAAGTGCTGCAAATATCTTAGCCCCGCCACTCTTTGAACCTGCTGGCAACGCTGCGAAAGTGATATCACCTTGTCGAAGAGGGAGTAAAAGATCTTTCTCGTCTTCTTCAAACTTACCGGCAGTTTCTAAAGTGAATCCTACCCCTCTTTCTTCTGCATC